GGTCAAGTCTTTATTTATCGCGGTATTCAAGTGAATACAGGTGAAATGACGATCCAGACCACAGGCAAAATCACTGGTAACTTTGGTTTAGTAGGTAGCTCATTTACGCGACAGCAGGTTAATCCTGTTACAAATCCTATTCCAGCATCGACTCGCCCTCTGGTGAGTATGCCAAACGTTGAAAAGCTACTTATTAATGGTCAATCAATTCAGGGTAAAGCTTGTCTGCAGACACTTACCATCAACTTTAGTAATAATCTGGAAGCGATCCGTTGTATCGGTTCTGGTAAGTACACGCCTGAGTTTTACTTAGAGAAAATGATGGATATTGGCGTAAATGCTAATTTCATGTTCTCGGCAACTTCTGCCGCATGGATTGATGCTATTAAAACCCGTGATGTATTTACATTGACCTTTGATATTACAGATACCAAAGGCAGTAAGTACTCGTTTAACTTCCCGCAACTTGAAGTTAAGGAAGCAAATCACCCGGATGGTGGTGGCGATGACATCATTACAATAGATATCAATTTTGCCCAAGTGCGTACTAGTCCAACGATTGTACGTGCTCTTGTGTAATCAGCTTATTCAGTAACAAAGCCTATGGAATCCCATGGGCTTTTTTATTTCTACAAATTAGAGGTTGCTATGGCTTTAAAAGTCGGAATTATTAAAAGCTCGGACGTATCAAAATGGTGTGAATACAAAGGTGCTGATGGAGAGGTACAGGCAGAGTTCAAAGTCCGTGGTATCGCATATAAGCCTTTTCAGGTAGCTATTGAACGAGCAGGTAACCAGATCTCGTCTAAAGGCTACGATGTAATGGTCAAAGATGAAGATGCCAAGCTTTATCACGAGTTGTTAATGGATGCATGCGCCGCCCACTTAATCGAAGACTGGAAAGGTGTGGTATTTGCCGAAATCGTAGACGGTAAAACGGTTGAATCTGAAAAGCCCTATACACCTGAGAATGCCTCAAAGCTTCTTAATCTTGGTGATATTGGTATTTCAATCTGGCTATTCATTAAAGAACAGGCCCAGAAGATTCAGGAAGACGCAGACAAGGGCAAGGCTTTAATTCTGGGAAAGTCATCGAGCTCTACAAATACCAAAAAACGTATGCGTCGAAAACGCCGCACGAAATCGAACAAATCAAGTTCTTAGGTGGTCGTATTCCTGATCCGCCAGAGTATTCTTATGCGGCTGATTCCATTCTTTCGGCATTTAGCACTATTGCCAGATCCAGACGGTATGAGCAGGGCATCCCGTTATCTTTAGATCAGCAGGCAATCAATGTCTATGCAGAGCATAATGATTTACCAGTAGCTGCTCATATCTTTAATGACTGTATTTTTGCATTGGATAACTTGTTTTTAGATGAGGCGCATAAGAAGTCTAGTAAAAAATAACAGCCACTAGTAATGGTGGTTTTTTATTGCGCCTTTATTAACCACTTGTTAAATTACCCTCAAATATGAGGGTATTTTTATGGAAGAAAGCCCCGAAGGGCTTTTTTGTTAGAAGACTACCAACCACCAGAAATTCGCAAAGCACCAGCTAGCATTCCCGATTCCATCAATGGATGAAACCAACGGTCGCTATAATGTTGATTGCCTGTTGTGTAGCTTATGGTTTTTAAATCATCACTAATGATTTTTCTATTAAGTGGCCCTCTTAAATCCATTGCCCGAGTAAGTTTTAGAACTGCAATATTAGTTTTAAAAGCATATTCAGCTAAGTAGTGTCCTTGCTCGTTGTTAAGCATATGTACTGCTCGATAGATTCGACTGGTAGCAAAGTTTTGGGAAATAATTGCATCAATTAGGTTCTTGAGCAGCTTAAATTGATCTTCATCAAATAAAGAACCTTGTTTTTCAGCCTTGCTGTACATAGCAATTAAGTGGTGAACATACTCAACAGCCACAGGTATTACATCATGTGGGATTTCATCAATATGCTGAACATTGAAACGTTGGTGAACTAATTTATAAGCATCGCTGTAATTCAAATGCTTAGTTTTAGCTACAAGAAGATTTACAGCATTGGTTAGGGGTTCACGTTCTGATTTGTGGGTTTTAGCTAAAATCTCTTTACGGACAAAATAGCAATCCTCAAGTTGCTCAAAAACTTCCCATGCTTGGTCTGTATCCAACATTTTGGCGTGACGAGCAGCCCCTCGTTCTGTCCATAAGATAAGGGATCGAGTTTTATTTGAAATTGCAGGGAAATTTGCAAGTGACTTTAAGTCACCTACAAATTTTTTCAATTCTTCACCAATAATTTTGAAGAAGTGTTTACCTTCTACAAACCGCTCTTTATTTCGAGAATAGTTTTGTTTGATGTTGTCTGTATCGGTTCCATAGAAATCAGCAAGCATTGCTGTAGTAACAACTGGAACAGATTTGAAGTTAACAATTGATATTTTGGTATCGTTGATTTGTGCTATATTAGACATGTCTTAAATCTCCATTGGTTTAGACATAAACCCCTTGCCTGATTTCGACGTCTGCAAGGGGTTTTCTTTTTCATGGCTTTTAGCCTTGATGAAGTCATCTTATTTAATATCTTTTATTGTGTCAATTCTTTTTGTTGTGCTAACACAAAAAATAGTAATTATCTTTTATTGTGCTACAATATTCTAAAATTTAACTTGTGGTGCAGCAATGGAAGTAAAGAATAATGTTGCTTGTTTGCGTGAAAAAGCAGGCTTAACGGTTTATGAGCTATCAAAGCGGTGTGGTTTTGTTAGTGGTAGCAGAGTTCTATCAAACTATGTGACAAGAGCCGAGCAGGGACATTCTGTCAAGATCGATACAGCCTTACTTATATATAAAGAACTCAAAAAAGCAGGTGTATGTAAAAATTTTGAGGATGTATTTTGGCTTGACCACATGGACTAGTAGAGAATCTTCCTTTTTAAGTTCTTGATGACATTATTTTGTCCATTTGTTAAATTGTGTGAGATTAATAACAAATGGATTACATTATGAAAAAGATTTTATTAGCGGGATTTCTTGGATTGGGCTTAGCGGGGTGTGCGACAACTCCCCAACAACCCTCAGAGCCTGTAAAATTTGAAAAGGTTTATCAAATTGATGGATTAAACCAAGCACAGATTTATGATGGCGCTAGACAATGGTTCGCTGTAGCTTTTGCTTCTGCTAACGCAGTAATTCAATATGAAGATAAGGCATCAGGCACTATCATTGGAAAGGGCAATATGCGATATCCTTGTTCGGGCATGGAGTGCTTGGCAATGACAGGAAACGAACGTGTTGATTTTACTGTAAGAGTGGACACTAAGGATGGGAAAATGCGCGTGGGTTATGATGGTTTAACCTATAGCGCTCCATCGCACATGAGTGCTGGAATAATGATGCCTGCACAAAATTACCCTATAACTGAAAGTAGGAAGTCCACACCACTGATTATTAGTAAGATTAATACTCTATCGGATGATATGGCTGAAAAGATTAAAACTCAGCAGAAAGTAAATTCGAATTGGTAATTAAAGAAGAGATACAGCATGAGCACACCACAATATCAAACAATGAAAGAAAGTGAAGTTTGCAATGCCATCGGATGGGGGTTAATTGTTCTAGGTATTATATCTGGATTTATTTTTATACTTGTGTTTGGCCGAGTTGAAGTTCCAAGAACTTATTATGGCACCGAGACCGTATGGTCAGGAATCATGGTTATTACAGGTATCGGGATAATCTTAAATGGATTCTTAGTGGGCTATCTGTTCCAAAAGGTTGCCAGCATATTGAGATATCACGAGAACAAGAGCGCATCTTAAGCAAAAACACTAACCCAAAAATCAACCTTAACAACCCACTCATTTGAGTGGGTTTTTTAATACCCAAAACAAAACCCCAGTAGCGCTAACTACTGGGGTTTTTCATTCCACCCACCGACGAAAGTAAGAGGAAAGTAAATCTATATGGAGCATTTTAAACCAATAGTGGAGCTTATGAAAGTGTCTATTGAAAAGTATGGCTTATGGCAGACAATTATTGCCTTTTTAATTTTGTTTTCCATACCAATTCTAATCTGGAAATTACCTGAAATCATTGCAGCGATTAAAGCCTAAAACCGACCTATCAATGGTCGGTTTTTTATTACCGAAATTTTGGAAGCAAATATGACGGATAAATCCAAATGGTTTGTTTTTAAGAAAAATGATCAAGTTTTTGGATGTTTCAGGATTAAGCCTTTTTCTGATCCTGAATTTGGTGAGGCCTATAAAATGCTTTGTACCAAAAAAAGTATTTTTAGAATGAGTGCCATGCTATCAGCCCAAGAGTTTGCCAAAATTATCGCAACTCATCTTATACAGGATTGGGAAAATATTGAACTTTCAAAAACAGGAATAGCTGGTGAAAAAGAAACGCGTTATTCGCCAAAATCAGCTTATCAATTATTAATGTATGGAGATCTAGGGGCTGAGATAACTTCATGGATCTTGGAAAAGTCAAAAAGTATTGCCTAGTTAAGTCTCGATTTATTGCCGCCGTTTATGGCGGTTTTTTATTACCTAGAGGAAAGTCAAATGGCTCAAGAAGCTCGCTTAGTAATTGTTATTGATTCGGAACGTGCGAAACGCACTGCACAAGACTTATCAGTTGAATTGGATAGCATCACCAAAAAAGGGGATTTCGCCTCGAAATCTATGGACCGGATGTCTGTAGCAACTCGTGCACTAGCAGGGTATATGGCTGGTTTATTAACAGTAGGTTCAGCCATTTCAAAGATGGATACATATACTGGACTACAAAACCGCCTTAAGTTGGTCACTAATAATCAAGTTGAACTAAATAAAGCTACGGAAGACACTTTCCGAATTGCTCAAAAAACCTATTCAGCTTGGGATTCTGTGTTACAGGTTTACCAGCGTTTTAGTGATAATGCCAAAACTTTAAACCTCACAATGGATGACACAGCACGTTTAACTGAAACAGTTTCTAAAGCTGTAGCAATTAGTGGTGCAAGCGCAGAAGCTGCTGATGCAGCTTTAGTTCAGTTCGGGCAGGCCTTGGCTAGTGGAACGTTGCGTGGAGAAGAACTTAATTCTGTAATGGAGCAAACCCCAGCACTAGCAAAGGCTATTGCTAAAGGTATGGGTATTACTGTAGGTGAATTACGTTCAGTAGCAGCTGAAGGAAAAATTACTTCACAAGAAATTGTAAAAGCGCTTAGAAATGTAGAATCTGATGTTGATGCTCTTTTTGCTAAAACAGATATCACAATCGGGCAGTCTCTCACACTCCTAAACAACGAGATCACAAAATTTGTTGGCGAAGCAGGTAAGGGAAGTGGTGCGGCACAGGTATTAGCTGGATCAGTTCAAACTCTTGCAAGTAATTTAGATTTAATTGCTGATGGGGCTT